AGCAACATATACAACACAGAAACAGTTTCATTCAAGGTGGCGAGCGAGGGAATTCTTCTGCTGCCAGGAGATATCATCATGATCGCGGATGGCTATAAGACCCCCGGCACTTATGGCGGAAGGGTAAGTTCAGCATCTACTACATCCGTGACCATTGACCGGGATCTACCCAGCGGCAGCTATACCGGTTATCAAATGTATGTGTACGGCTCAACTGGAGTCTGCATGAAAGCCAGTGTTACAGGGAGGGCGGGAAGGATCATTTCTACAAGCGCCTACAGCTCAACTCCCACAACTCTACATTCATGGATTCTTGTAGATGAATCCGATGATAAGGCGTTCCGGCTATACAGGGTACAAGAAGTTACAGAAGAGACAAACGGAACCTATCAGGTTGTAGCCATCAAATACGATCAAAGGAAGTATGACTTTATGAATGATGAAACGAAGGATGACCTCTCGGCATTAGGCACCAATCTGTTTTCCCCTCTCGGATCACCGAAGCTCCTGCCAGGCGGGATTACATTTGGGCTATTGGTAAACCCATAATGAGCTTCAATTCAAAGATCACGATCAATTGGCCCTTCTTGGGCTATAGAGAATTTGTAATAACCGACCTTCTCTATCCCGGAACGACTTTTGGTCAGTACGTCCCTGATACTAGGCTACTTCACTACGAAGTTGAGTACCAGACGGATGATGATCCTGATCAGTGGTTCAGCTTGGGAAAGTTCGGGCAGAATAGCGCTCAACTGACTACTACCTTTGAAAGAGCCGTTAGAGTTAAGATTAGGGCAGTTTTACGCTCAGGCGAACTGTCGCCATGGGAGACATCCGATTGGTTAGTGCTGTACGGGTTTACAGCCGACCTACGGGCGTATAGGAACATGACACCGTTTTTGGGAATCATCTAAATGTCACTCTTTGGTAGAGACGCCAACGGTAACGACGCCTACATAAAAGCGTCGGGGGCAGGTACAGTCACGGATTCCTTTGTGACTTACCATGACATCTATAGCAATGACCTGAAACAACAGGTTGCCAACCTTAATGCGTCTGGTGATGTTATCGGACTAGTATCGGGAAAAAAGTTACGCATCCTGAGCATCACAATGAGCGCAAGCCAGGAAGCCAGCATTAAATTCCAATCCGATGGAGTTGATGACGTCACCGGTAACTTCTATTTAGCTCAACGTGGGACAGTATCCATAAGCAACCCGCTCGGTGTATTCCAGACCGACATGGGTGAAAAGCTGAACGCTGTTATTACTTGGGCAGGTACAGCCGGCACAATTGGAATGACAGTTAGCTACCGAGAGGTCTAATGACCAGGGTATTTGGCCGTATATTTGAGGATGGAAGGTGCGGAGTGCTAGGCATCAAGCCCTCAAGGCCTTTTTTTGGGGCGGACAAATACGAGCGGCACTACCCGGTGATAAACGGTGAAATCGATATTGAGTTAACCCCTACCCCTGCTGGGGTGTACTACAACGTAGGATTCAAGGATGACGGCGATATTCGAGACACCATCTTCACACTAATGTGGAGGATACCGAATACTGGCGAAGTCAATCTCACCCGCTCACAAGACCCTAAATCAATTCCCGACAGCGGAAAGGACTCTCTGACAGCAGTGAGCAATCGACGCTTAGCAGGGGAACTGGCTGAAGCTCTAGCTGAAAAGTTAGAAATTCAGGCACAACTGGAGCAGCAAAAACAGATTATCGACAAATTATCCACTCGAATCAAAGGGTTGGAAAAGTCAACCGAGGGCGCACTGAGCGCACGCGACAAAGAAATCGCGACACTTCGTCAGGCCACTGAACCAATCATCAAGAAGGTATATGAGCGCATCCCGGTCCCACCAAAACCACTCCAAGAGCGCATCAACTTCCTTGAAGCGGAGAACAAGAGGCTGACCGAACTAAATGATATCTATTACAAGTCTGTGCTTGAGCTACATCAGCTAAAGTTAGATAGAGCGCAGACAGCGAGTCTTCCACAGACTGTTGAAGATATACCGGACAACCCCCGGGCGCGCCTGATCCAGAAGTTAAGGGCTAAATAGCAATGGCACTGGACCCTATTGCGATTACGGTGCGCGAGGGGGACAGCTTCGACGAGCTGTATCTCAACATCGAGAAGCCATGGGGTACACCCTATGACTACAGCAACTCGGTACTCGTAGCTGATATCCGTCGCTACTTCAACAGTACAACCGATGCTGCTGTTGACTCGTTTGGCATTGTTGAAATTGACCCCAGCGCCGGCGTCGTTCAACTCCGTTTGACCAGCCGTCAGACCGAGGCGCTCGGGCGTAACATCCCCCTCGCCTATGAAGAGCGCGGAATCTCCCAGTCTGGTATCTCATTCGGGGTTGACCCCTCGGACGAACCTCAAGGCAAGTTCTTGTGGGATTTACGGGAGTACTACACCGTCCCTCAGGCCACCATCAACGGTGTCAGTTCGGGCACAGCCTTCACCAGCTCCGCCGGTGTAACAAGCAACCGTGTCCGCATCACCACCGCGACTCCGCATAAGTTGACTGAGCGTGATCAGATTCTGATCACAGGAACGGGGCAAACTGTTTACGACGGGGTTAATTTCTACTCCAACGATCTGGCAATCATTAGCAGCACAGTTTTTGAGCTTGTACCCACAACTGCGGGTGCACCTGTATTTTCTGTGGGTGCTAGCTCAGGTACAATATCGGTGTATAAAGAAGATACGTTGGCTATTGGAACACTTGAAGTGATCCCACGTATCTCACGAGATTCTGTTAGCTGAGGTTGAGCCCTAATGGCAACTGTTGAAGAAGGCGTAAGCGTAATTACAGTAGGCCGCACTACGCCAATTCCGGCAGGTCAAGCCTCAAGCGCGAACTCCCTCCCTGTCGTGGTGGCGTCGGATCAAAGCCCGATCCCCATTCTCGACAACCTCTCTGCACCGTCCCAAGTGCGGGACGACTTGCTGGGTATCCCAAGGGTTCAAACGCCCCTGGCGATCTTCGATGACACCAACCTCATCGATATCGACCAAAACATCTGGGCTAAGAACCAGCAGCTAACAGGCGGCACCCGTGTCACTCAGGTCAACCACCTACTGCAGCAGTCGGCAGCAGAGATCCTGATCACGCCGTCGGCCGCAAACGGGAATATCGCTAGCCTGATTACAAAACAGGCATTCCCGTATCAGACCGGGCGCATCACCTCGGCCTCGTTTGGCATCTCGATGAGCCGAGATCCCAACGCCACCATCGAATTCGGTATGTTCGATGGCACCGATGGCTACTTCCTCCGCGTTGTCGGGGACGAGTTGTACTACGTTCGCCGCACAAGCTCTGGCGAGCGTCCCCAGGATCACCTAAACGGCTACACCGCACAGGGGACTGACCCTGTGACCTTCACAGTCGATGCTGCTGTCCTGGCCGCTCAACCCAACCGCACCGACCTCGGAACCATTTACAGACTGGTGTCTTCATCACCTACGGTGATGGAGGAGATCATCCCCCGCCGCTACTGGAACGGGGACACCATGGTGGGGGAGGCAGGTGCCCTGCTCCTAGGCGCCGATGACAACTCCTCAGTGCACCGTCTGAGCCTCACCAATCTGGTTATGTGCCGTATTGAGTACGGCTGGTACGGCGGGACGGGTTCTCGACTTCTTTTCTACGTCCCTATCGACGCGAATCTGGCCTCGGGTGAAAGCGTAAAGACTGCTAGGTGGGTCATCGCCCACAACCTGAACTGCTCGGACCGCATCCCCTACCCCTCACTGGGGAACCCGACGCTGCCCATGCAGTTCCGGATGGAGAAGACCGGCACCTTGTCGGCCAACGCCTATCTGCGCAAATACGGCGCCCAGATCTCCATCGATGGCGGCGACTACAGCAAGCTCTCGATCTACAGTCAAGACGGGGCGAAGATTACAGGGGTTGATACAGCAAGCTTCAAGCCTCTGTTGGCTATCCGCATCAAGGAAAACATCACAAACAACCAGGGCGAGACCAAGCGCAACCTGATGCGCGTCTTCCCGCTGATCCTTTCGATGGTCAGCTCACATAGAGCGCAATTTATATTGATCAAAAACCCCGCGACTATGACTGACGCGGCAACAAACCCTGTCACGGCTTTCTCCAGCACAGGGACGCTTTCGGCGATTGAGTACAACTCACCGGCCAGCCCCTCAAATGCAATTACTGCCTTTACTGGCGGGGAGCAAATTGCCTCATTCTTCACCGGTGATGCTGACGCAAGCAACGTAGACTTGACTCAGATATTCGCATTTGCTCGTCAATACCTGACTCGCGAAGCTACCGCAGCATCCGGTACAGCTGGGGACGTTCTGGTGATTGCAGCACGCTCCGTTGATAACGCCACAAATACTTGTAAAGCCAGCCTCACCTGGGGTCAGCGCTGATGACAACGGCCTATCAACTCCCCGATGACATCGGGCGTAAACGTGTTGTACGCAATGGGGTTGAGGTTCAGGCCGCCTCAGAGTTTCCTTCTGGCCAAGCCCTAGGGGATCAGAGCCTCCCCATCGTGATGCCAAGGGAAGGCGCGGTCCTCCCCATCATCGATAACTACAGGTTCCCCAGCGAGGTGAACAGGGACATGCTCGGCTTCCCCCGAGCAACCCGTCCCTACAACTTCCTCACCCGTAACGACGCTTACGAGCTCACCAGTGAGGACTGGATTTACGACGTGACTGGCCTGAACGAGCGGCCGAATATTGACGGAACCGAATCCGCCCGTTGGACCCAGCTCTCCGAAGCCAGCGCGTTTTACCCCGCAGCACCAAACGGGGAGATCAAATACAATCCCGCAGCGAGCTCGGCTCAGCTAATCCTGAACAGCAATGAGGGCGGCTTCCAAAGAGCCCGCATCGCCACCAAACAGCGCTATCGCTATCAACCCGGCCGCATCGTGCGCGCAAGCCTCGCGGTGCGTATGTCGACAGAGGCCACCCCTGTCAGCGTCAAGCGCCTATGGGGTGTTGGCGACCCCAACGACGGCTTCTTCTTGGAGTGCAGCGGCGACGGAGAAGGTGACCGCCTCCAGGTCGTTTACAGAACGAGCGGCGGTAATGGGCTCCGCTACGAGACGCGGGTCCCCCGGTCGCAATGGACCGGTGACCACGTCGATGGCTCCGGTCAATCCAAACAGACGCTGGATCTCAGCAAAACCTTCATGACCCTCATCGAATGGGGGTGGTATGGAGCAAGTGACGTCCGCTTCTATTTCTTCCTAGTCGATAAGGACGAGGAGCTCCCAACCTCGATCACTCAGATTCCGCGAGCAAGGTGGATCCTGGCACACGAGCTAATCCTGGCTGATCGTCAAAAAAGAAATGACTTAACCGAAGAAGATGGGTCAGGTTCATTCCGGACATATGACACCCCTTCCTTAAGCACACCAAGCCTTCCAATCTGGGTAGAGATAACAAACAGTGGCAATCTAGCCAGGTCGGAATACATAGAGCGCTATGGCGCATCTGTGCTTGTTGATGGTGGAGGAGAAGACAAAGCCAAGATCACTACAGTTGATGGCTCGTTCGGTCGAGCTGTAGAGCCCGTGATAGGTGGGA